TACGTTGGTGTATGTGGTCATGGTTTATCCGTTTATGAATCCCATAAAGTACGCTTGGTCAAGGATGTTTTGCGTAGGTGGGTTGTTAGTCACCGAATACTCGGCGGGGTAAGTTACAAAGACATCTTTTGAACCTGCGCTGAAGTTGACAGCCGAACCACTGTTAGAAGATGCCAGAATCGTTGTGCGGGCTAGGGTTGTACCTGATGAGGTGTATGTACCAATGCCAACTTCCCACTCGGAAGTACCTTGTCCAGCGATGGTGTAATACGTTGTATTGCCATTCCCAATAACGGCGAAAGACTGGAAGCCTGTCGAAGCTCCGGCAAGCGTCACTGTTCCCGTACCAGTCGTTGTGGTAGTTTCTTTTACCCTATCCGCAAGTACAAGTGCCATATTCTTCCTTAACTTACTACGGTGTCAATCAACACCCAATCTGATGTTTCAGCGTCATCAATAAGCGCCCATCCAGCCGTTTGCGAGTCATCTATATTTTGCCAGTTTGCGTCTTGACTGTCTATGACAATCGTCCAGTAGACCGCTGCCATCGTGCCTTGCAGACCTCTGGCTTGCAACCCTGTTAGTGTAGGTGATATACCCGCTACAACAGTACCAACTGCGCCAGTCGCTTCCTTACCTGTTAGTGGGAATAGTTTTTCTGGTGCTAACGTGCCAACAGAACCCGTAGCGGATAAACCTGTAAGTGCAACTGTTACGCCAACACCGAGTGTTCCTACGTATCCATAACCAACATCACCCGCTACGTCAAAAGCCTTGCCCGGCGTGAGTGTTCCTACAGAACCAGATGCCGATTTACCAGTTAACGCAACCGTGCTAGACGGTGTTAATGTTCCTACAAACCCTGATGCTGCATTGCCTGTGAGGGCAATAGACATTGCTGGAGTGAGCGTCCCTACGGAGCCTGTGGCGGACTTACCCGTGAGGGCTGCTTGTGTTTCGCCGCGAGTTAATGTTCCTACAAACCCAGACGCAGAAAGCCCAGTCAGGGCAACAGTCAGGCTTGGGGTTACTGTGCCTACAAATCCATTTGCTTGGTCGCCTGACTCAGCCTGAGAGCCTGTAGCGGTTAATGTCCCAACAAAGCCAGATGCGGCTAACCCCGTGAGGGCTACAGTAGAACTCGGTGTTAGTGTCCCAACATTACCTGACGCGGATAAACCTGTCAGGGCAACGACAACTGTGTTCTCCCCTAACGAGGCATATGGCGCTTGTGCGTATGCGGAGATACCAAACATGGTCTACGGCTTACGCCGCCTCCGCTTTAGGTTGTTGCCAAGCGAACTAGCGCTGCTGATGTGCTGTTAGTTGGCATCGTCAGGGTAAACGTGCCCGCTGTAATAGTCTGTGAACCAAATGTATATACACCCACCGCCTTGTTAGACTGGGTAGAGTTATAAATCAACACTGTATCAAACGCCGTAGTCAACGTCACGGTCGTGTAAGTCAACGATGCTGAAGGAGTCCAATAAGCCACACCAGCCGTAGATGATGTGTTTGTCGAAGCAGGTGCAGTAGCGTTAGTTACTGTTACACCACCAGCCGTGTAGCCTGTACCAGAGACTTCACCAGTAGCGGAATAAGCCGTGGTAGCCGCGTTGTAGGTCGCTGAGGCTAGATACAAAGCACCTTTAAAAGTGTCTGCGGTTGTGGCTGCGCGGATAGGAGCAACACCAAAGTTATGGGTGCCAGTCATCAACTCCGCTAGGAAGGATGTGCAAAGGGATGCGGTATTTGCCATGATTAGTCCTTATACAAAATTAGTTTGCTCACCGCCCGCAAAGACTGGAGCCTTCTTCAGTGTCACATGGGCAGAACGGTGGACAAGAGCGCTGTCTTTCCAATACTCAGTCCAAGTGGTCAATTCGTTGTCATCCTCAAACGTGCCTTCTCTTTTCTCTAAGAGTGACTCGTCCATTTCGCCTAGGGTTGTAGTTACAAGTGCCATTACGCAATCCTTATGATGGCTGAAGTGTTTGTGGTAGCGGGGAATTGTACGGTGAATGTCGTGGTAGAAGTCTTATCTGCCCCAAAATCAAGCACACAAATTGCCCCGTTATCCCCTGCCTTGTATATCAAAGCACCCCGTGCGGTAATAGCGCCAGACCATGCGGCGTTATCAAAAGAAATATAGGAGGTTGCAGCACCAGTTTGGTTACCTATGGTTGGGGTTTGCGATATGGTCAAAACCTGCCCGCCCGCCGTATAGCCCGTAGCAGACACTTCGCCCGTTGTTGTATATGCTGTTGTGGTTGCATCCAACGTAGCGTTGTTGGTGTACAGGGCTATATAGAACGTGCCAGACGTAAAGTTAAACGTGCCATTCATCAAGCCCGTTTTAAACGTGTTACATGCCCAGTTGCCTGTGAACGCCATTATCTAATCCCCGTATTCTGAGGTAGTGGCGCTTCACGATACTGACCCGAACGATACGCATCGCTGCGCTCCAGACCATCTCCAAGGCGTTTGGCAAGTGCAAGTGCTTCTTTGTACTTGGTGTCATACAAAGTAATGATGTCTGTTTCACCCTTCATGTAGGTATACGCTTCAACCAGCGAACCATACAAGAGGACTGTGTCAAAGTTATCGCCCAGCCAAGTTTGTCCAGACGACACTGTGGTAATTGACTCGGGGTAATAATAAAAATGTAACTCTACGTTGTAGGCTGTGTCTGGTGTAGGGCCAACAATAAACGACAACTCATTGGTAATTGTGCTACCTGTAATAGTTGGGCCAAATAAAGCGTAGTATTTGGGTAAACCCCTATATGCAGTGCCTGTTTCTGGATACGCTTCACGGATAAAGTTCACATCTTTGTTTAACAAATACGTATACCGCTCAGTAGCAGTGCCATAGTTCTCAATAACAGCCATCGAGTAGGTGGCTAAATAGTCATCGGGAGCGGACAAGTATTTTAGACCTGTCGTCATAGCACCAATCATGTTCTTGCGAAGCGATGGAAACTGAACCGTGTTGTAAATGCGTTGCTCAGCCTGCTGGATCAAACGGTTAATTTGAGTGGTCGAAGTCTCAGTGCTCCCGTCTGCAAGATATACAGTGGGGAACTGATTCTCAGTATAGGACTGAATCGCAATTACTAACTCGGAATAGGTCATCCCATTGGTCCTCTAGCCATTACGCCTTTAGTTGCCGCGCCAGTACCACGGATTTTAATGCCGTCGGTCTTAACTGTTTCGTTGCCAGCAGACTTGCTAATACGTCCAATAGACATGTCTACTGAATCAGCTTTACTGCGGTTTGCTCCTCTGCCGGGGTTTGATTCCACGGTTACAGATGCGCCACTCATTGTGTGTGGCTTCGCATACGCAGATGCGGGTAGATTGTTTTTAGCCATATTAGCCTCCGCGTGAAGCACCGCGTTGGTTCACGACTTTAGCCATGCCCCGACCGTATTGCTTCATCATTTCATTCGTTTTGCCACCTTTAGCCAACTTCAAAGTCGTGCCTTTGCCGCCTTTGTGCTCTTGCTTGTCGTGCTGTTTAAAGGCTTTTTTAATCATTGCCTTGTCTTGCATTAAGTCTTTTTTGTCCATTTTCAACTCCTAAGTTGTTGCTACCGTAACTGTACCTAATTGCACCGATAAAGCCAAGTAATTTGGCGTTAAAACTGCATCAAATTCGCTTGCTCCACCAACAGGATTCCAGCCCCATTGAAATATCCTGCTACCGCCGCCAGAATATCCGTCAGCCCCTAGACCAGAGACTTTGTAACTCACATCAGGACGCGGGTCACGCACACCTTGCGGGTCATCAACGGGGTACATACCCAACTGCAACTGGGGCTGATCTGGGTCCCAGCACGATGAACACACTAGCAAGTTGTACGTCTTTGTCTTAACTACTTCCTTGCGTAATGCTGTCAGCTTGAACTGAAAACCACATCGGTCACATATGGCAATCGAGTTCTTGCCGGATGAAAACCGATTAGCCATTAGGTGCTGCTCCCAATAAACATCTGACGGGGAACAAGCCGGATTGATGCACGTTCTTGATCTTCATCCGCTGCCGTCATCCAAGCCTCGTCATACTGCGCTTTAAGAATCTGAATCCTGTCCATACCGCCCGGCACTTTGAGTGCCAAGTAATACGCTAGTCCTGCTGTCAAACAGTTAACAAAGCGAAACGGAACATCCATAACATTCACACCACCACCCGCATCTTGCACGCGACGCATGCGCCAGTACACGAACTGGTATGTCTGTGATCCGTCTGGTGTAGGCCAGACTGTGATGCTTTGCTTTTGAACTAAGCTAATCGCGACTCCAGAGGAGTGGGCTGCGGCTGTTGTACCCTGCTGTCCGCGAGTACAGTTCAAGAGATAGGCTGGTGTAGCGCCATCCGCTACAGAGAACTCGTTAAACCCAATCAACTCACTACCAATTTGAACGAACCCAGCGTTTGGTACGCCTACAAGGCTACTGATTGGGATGGATGTGTCTGTAGCAGTGATCGTGGCAGACAAAGTTCCAGTCAAAACAGCCGCTTGCCCACTTAAACGCTGAATCCATACTTGGATAGGACGTCCTTGGGTTAATTTGTTAGGGAGTGTTGCGTAAGTAGAAACACTAATTCGCGTGATCGTTAAGTCCGCTTGGTTGCTTGGGCTGTTTGCCTGTGTGCGGATAACGTGCTCAAGAATGTCTGCTGTGTCATCCGGTAGCGCATAAGTGGGCTGTCCTTGGGTCAGGGTAATGACATCCTGCTCAAAAGTCCACATGTTGACGCCACGATTAGCCCAGTCAGCAAACAATAAGTTCAAAGACCTGCGAGCAGTACGCATGTCATAGCCAGTACGCAACTCCGAACCCACGCGCTCGAACGCTTCCTCCACTATTTCAGAGAGGTCTAGGTTGAACGACGAGGTGCCGGAGGTGTATGCCATTTACTTCTTCTTTGCGGTTTTAGCAGACTTAATAAAGTTTGCTTTAGTAGGGGCACCTTTAGTACCGACCTTACGCATTTTCTCCCCAGAGCCTTCAGCTATTCGCTTCTGCTTAGCGTGGATGTTTGCGTAGAGGCCGGGTTTGGTAGCCATTACTTCTTGCCTTTGTACATACT